CAGTTCGTGCCGATTGACCCGCGCGGCTGGGATGCCTCCATGGACATGATCGTCAACATCGCGCTCGGGCGAGGGTCTGACGAGCAGAAGATGGGCTTCCTCATGCAGATCATGGGCCTCCAGCAGCAGGCGATTCAAACCTACGGCCCGAGCAACCCGCTTGTTGATCTGTCTCAGTTCCGCACCACCTTGGCTCAAATGACCACGCTTGCCGGATTCCAAGATCCCACCCAGTTCTGGAAAGAGATCAATCCGCAGGAGGTTCAGGCCTTCATGCAGCAGATGGCGCAAGGTCAGAACAAGCCAGACCCGGCCCAGATCATCGCGCAGGTGGAGGCTGAAAAGATTAAGGCCGACATCCTTATCAACGCTGCAAAGCAGGAGTTGGATCGCCAGAAGGCTATCGCTGAATCCGACCTGAAGCGCGATCAGCTGATTGCTGATTCAATGCTCAAGGCCGCTGAGATCCAAGCCAAGTACGGCGCTCAGGTCGATATGGCGATGATTAAGGGAGACATCGACCGCCAGCGCACCGAGATCCAAGAAATGTTCAAGACCGCTCAGGTGTCTGCGACTCCGCAGCCTGACGGCAACCAGGGGATGTAATGGCGTCTTTTGAGCAGGAAGAGGTTTGGCGGTCTGCCCAATCTCTTGCAACATCCAAGGCGACGGACGAGGTTCTTCGCCGCCTTGAAACAGACCTCATAGAACAGTGGAAATTGTCCGATCCCAAGGATCAGGACTCCCGAGACGATGCGTACCGAATGATGCGCACCGTTGCTGCGTTCAGAGCAAGACTTCAGGCGTTGGCGTCTGAACCTCTGGTAACGCAGCACAACTCCCGCTTGAAGCGGACTTAACTATGAGGTAATTATATGTCTATGAACGAGCAATCGCAGCCTAGCGAACTCGGTCTTGCAGATGCCGCTGCTGCTATCGCTGCCTTGGACGCCCCTGCGGCGCAAACCGAGCCAGTGAGAAAGGCAAAGGCTCCTGCCGAAGTCGAAGAGACAGAGGCATCGGCTGAATCGGTTGACGAGACAGCTTCTGAGGAAGATGAGGCCCCGTCTGATGACGGGTCTTCCGAGGAAGAGGAAACCGATCACTCTGAAAGAGGCCGTCGCAGGTTATCAGAGGAACGCCGACTATTCGCAGAAAACGCAAGCCCTCTCGCAAGAGCGGAAGGCGTTGGAAGCGGAGCGAACAAATGTGTTGGTTGAAAGGGAGCAGTACGGCCAACTTCTCAACGTTCTTGGTTCACAACTCCAGCAGTTTGTGGCGCAAGAGCCTAATTGGGAAGAGCTGCACCGCAACGACCCGATTAACTACCCGCTCATCCGTGATCAATGGCGTGACTACAAAGAGCGCCTAGCAGCAACGCAAGTCGAACAGGCACGTTTGCAGCAGATCGGCGAGATGGAGAATCAAGGACGCCTAAGGGAAATTGTCTCGCAGGGCCAGAAATACCTGCAAGAAAAAGTTCCCGAATGGCGTGATGAAAAAGTGTGGGATTCTGCAAAAGTACGACTTCGAGAGTATGGCAAAAAGGTTGGCTATACCGACGAAGAACTTAGGCAGGCATATGATCCACGCGCACTCATCATCCTTGAGAAGGCGCGGAAGTACGACGATCTCATGGCTAACAGGCCGAAGCCCGTGAAGGCTAACGCCCCTAAGCCGATGAAGTCGGGTGGTAAGTCCAACGTGCCTGCTCGCTCCACTGACTTTGCGAGAGCATCACAGCGTCTCAAATCGTCTGGCCACGTCAATGACGCGGCTGCACTGTTTGGTCTTCTCGACTCGAAAAAGAGGTAAATTATGGCTTCGGTTACCAAAGTTACGACGTATGACAACGTCAATGCGATCCGCGAGGATCTCTCCAACATCATCTACGACATCTCGCCGGTTGACACGCCCTTCATTTCCAACATTGGCCGTGATAGCGCCGACAACACGTACTTCGAGTGGCAAACCGATGTGCTCGCCTCCGCTGCCGCGAACGCGGCCATCGAAGGCGCCACGGCTGGTGATGCCGACTTCGTTGCGACCGTTCGCGTTGCCAACTACACCCAGATCTCCACGAAGATCATCTCGGTGTCGGGCACTGCTGACGCGACCAACAATGCCGGCCAGCGCACGGTTATGGCCTACGAGACCGCCAAGAAGGCGAAAGAGCTGAAGCGCGATATGGAGTACATCCTCCTTCGCAACCAAGCTGGCGTGGCGGGCAACAACTCGACGGCTCGTAACACCGCTGCGCTCCCGACGTGGTTGATCACCAACTCGGTTGCCAACGGCGCTACGCTTCCTTCGATGTCTGGTGCGTCTGGCAATGGTTATCCGTCCACCGCTTGGACTGGTCTTTCGACCAGCACCGACGTGGCGTTCACGGAGACCATGCTGAAGACGGCGATTCAGAACGTCTGGTCGCAGGGCGGTGATCCGAAGGTGCTGATGGTCGGTCCTTACAACAAGACCGTCGCCTCCGGCTTCGCGGGTCTCGCTGAGCAGCGTATCACCTACAACCAGGTGAAGCCGCTCAAGATCATTGCGACGGCGGATGTCTACCTCTCCGATTTCGGCGAGGTCGCCATCGTTCCGAACCGTTTCCAGCCGGAAAACTTCGCCTACGTGATCGATCCCGAATATGCTTCGGTGTCGTATCTCCGCCCCTTCCGCACGTTTGATCTCGCCAAGTCTGGCGACTCGGACAAGAAGGAAATGGTGGTTGAATACGGTCTCCGCATTAAGTCTGAAAAGGCTCATGCGGCTATCGCCAACCTCATCCCCTCTGCGTGATGAGATAGGTGGGGTGGGCCAGCCGGCCCTCCCCACCTTTTCTATGGAGAGATAAATTGGCTGAAGAATACGCCCCAGGTGTTTTCGATCTAGGTACTGACCAGTTTGGCCAGACCTTAACGAAGATGCACATTACGCCAGACGGCAAGTTGCACATTGAGAACACGACCAACATTGACGCAATAGCGGAACAGGCCCGCGCAGAGCGAAATGATGTGTCTAGAACGAGCCGCACCGGAGACATGGTCAAGGTAGCGTCTCTCCCAATGATGGTGTACTTGGACCTACAGAAACGTGGTATCTTGCGGGACAAGACCGCGATGAGAAAGTGGTTGTCATCGGACGAGGCGCTGCCTTATCGAACGCATTGGATGACTAGCTAATGGCGACAATCACTAACTATTCGACGTTAAAGTCCGCCGTCGCGGATTACTTAAACCGAGCTGATCTTACGTCTCAAATTGAGACGTTCATCCAGTTTGCTGAGGCGGATCTGAACACTCGGCTGCGATGCCGCGAGCAGATTGTTCGTTCCGAGGCAACGTCGTCTGCCGAGTTTGTCCAGCTTCCGTCAGATTGGCTGGAGGCGATCAACCTCCACATCGGCGGCGGCAAACAACCGTTGCGCTACATCACGCTTGATGAAGCCGACACCATCAACAGCACGCAGATTTATATTGCACCAAACTTCTACTCTCTGATGAACGGTGCGATTGAGATCGTCCCTGAGCCCGCTGAAGACATCGACATTGAGATGATCTACTACGCCAAAATCCCGGCTCTGTCGGATCAGGCGACGACGAACTGGCTGCTGACGAAGGCTCCTGACGTGTATCTCTACGAATCCCGGCTCTGTCGGATCAGGCGACGACGAACTGGCTGCTGACGAAGGCTCCTGACGTGTATCTCTACGGCGCCCTGACGCACGCTGCCCCGTTCCTGATGGATGACCAGCGCATCCCGGTCTTCGGCCAGATTTACCTTGCTCGCGTTCAGGCGTTGCAGGAAGAAAGCCAGAAATCACTGCATAGCGGCTCGCCGCTGATCGCTCGCACTCGGAGGGCTTACTAATGGCCGGTTTGACTAACTACGCAGAAGACCTTGTTCTCGACTGGCTGTTTACGACTGGATCGGCTACCCGCCCAACCGTTTGGTATGTCGGTTTGTACACTGTGGCCCCTAGCGAAACAGGCGGCGGCACCGAAGTGTCTGGCGGCTCCTATGCTCGCGTGTCGGCCACGTTCACCGTCTCCGGGACCGCTCCGACGACGGCCTCCAATTCTGTCGCTGTCGAGTTTGCTGAGGCTACCGGCAACTGGGGCACCATCGTTGCGGCGGGCATCTTCGACGCCTCGACCTCCGGCAACCTGATCGCCTTCGCCAACCTGACGACCAGCAAGGCCATCGACACCGGCGACGTGCTGCGGTTCAACATCG